TAAATGACCACGGTATCGACGCCACGAGATACGCAACATTAGACTTGTGGGCAGGTAGAGCTGTTACAGGTTCTAAGAGAACATTATTATAGCTTATTGTGATACGTGAGAGAGATATGATATAATTATAGATGGTAAAGTTCTGTATTGTTATTACGGCAAGGAGGCGAGATACGATGCATGAGACTAAGGCTCTGCTCATAGTGCGTAATGGCTTACGGTGCATGGGGTGCGGTAGGACCGTTGAATACAAAGATATTCAATGGCATCATATCAAGCCCAGGTATGTATACAAAGCCGAACACGTAGTGCCGGACGATAGTTATGAGAACGGCGCATTACTATGTAAGCGATGTCACGTTGAACTCCATAGATATCTGTGGTGGGACGATGAGTATCAACTGTTAACAGAAGCAATTCTGGAAAACAAAGCTCGGTTTGAAGAACAATGCAAGGATTAAACTACTAGAGGAGCTGTGTAAATGGCCCCTCTTCTTTTTTAAGAGATGAGAAGATAAGGAGGCAGAGATATGTTAGGAATAGGACAATTCGATAAAGTTAATACGAGAAAAGTTGTAACTCGACCTGGTCAGGTGCTGTTCAACAAGAAGAAGTACGCTCAAGACCCGAGCACAGGATACTACACTTGTACCACGGGGAAGAGAAGGCAAAGACTTCATGTGGCTATATGGGAATATCACCACGGGAGGGAAGTGCCACCCGGGTATGTCGTTCATCACAGGGATTTTAATAAGACAAATAATGATATAAAAAACTTAGTCTGCGTAACGGTTGAGATGCATAATTTAATTCATAATCCACCTCCTGGAGTTAAAATACTAGACAAAGATATTGTTGATATGATATAATATATGTGCAAATATGTAATAACAGAGTTTTTTATTGGGTGATGCTCTGTTTTTAACTATTTTATTTTTTTATTTTTTTTAATTCCATTTAGTAGCTGGGTTAGTAACGGACCCAGTTATTTTTATATTGACAATAGACAAGAAACGTGTTATATTTTAGGTGTATCCTTTCAAGTCGAGCTACGTCAGGCCAACTCATGTGTATGGGTAGCGACGTATACATGAGGGACGTAGAATGTGCTTTAGGGTGTTTATATTTTTTTGTTACAATGCCGTGTTTTGGTTTGGGATGTTCCTTTACACGGCATTTTTTATTTTATTTATTGACAATGTGGATACAAATAAAATATACTATAAGTGGTTCAATTTGTTTCTTTGGTGCGAAGCATATATGTCCTAGGTTTGGTGGTTGCTCATAACACCAGACCTATTTTTTTTTGTTGCATTACTGTGAGTTTATGATATAATAGTTAATACACACACTGGTGGTGCGAACTGGTGCGTTTAACATATAAGCTGCTTTTAATTGGTATAATAAATAAAACAGGCTCTCTGTTATGAGGGTCTGTTTTATTTTTTTATTTTTACTGCTCGTCTACGTACAGCGACATGTGGTGCTTGTGGCGGTAGTCCGCCCCGGTACCTGCTAGTAGTGCGACGATGTAGTCGTGGTCAATCTTCTCATTTCTGAACGCACACTGCGCGTATTTAATCTGTGGCTGGTTATACACGCCCTCTTCAGGATAAAATCTCGATGGGTCAGATAACAGCGATCTAAAGCGTTCACGTAGGTCGTGTTTAATAAAATAATTTTTTAAGGCGACGTAGTCTGGGTCTCTAGTAGGGTCTTGATTTGATGGCAGGTCCTCTCTCATCTTCGCCTCTAGGTTTTTTAAGTCTATCATGAAGTCCTCGGTGCTGTATTCATTACCCTCGGCGTCCCACTCGTTGTCTACTTGTTCTATCTCAAGGTCCGTTAACACCGGCATAGGTTTTGACTGCGATTTGACTGCTGATTTCTGTTCACTTTGTGGTTGTGGTTTAGTATAGTCTTTAACGCTCGCTGGATCTATACGTGGGATGTTAATACTCCCCGCATTAGGGTCTGGAGTGATTTGTAATGTGGTAGTGGGCTGTGATGCGACCGGCTGAACACCCGGTGGGGTAATATCTGCATGCGTGTATGATGTGGGTGTAGATGTGGTAGTGGCAGTTGTATTGACGTGTTGATATGACTGTGGAGATATTTGCGTAGTTGAAGTAATAATACTAGGTATCTCCGGGAATGGCACGCCTGGTATCGGTATGATTGGTTCAACTGATGTGTTATATAATGCGTGATGTAATATAACACGTGCTTCTTTAGACATTGAATTTAAGGTTTTGTTAGCTCTTGCTTGTAATAAATTAATTTCTTCATCTGTTAATGTGATTTTAATTTGTGGCATTATTATGTTTACCTCCTTACTTTTTAGTATGATTGTACTATATCAGGTTAGAACGAGTTTGTCAATGGCAATTTGCCCTAGGTTAGCTTGGGGTGGTTAAGTGTAGTGTGGCATGTGTAGATGTTAGGATAGGTCATTTGACTTTTTTGATTGCTCTGCTCCAAAAAAGCAAAGCAATCAAGTTGAGCCCTAGAGTGGAGCATATTTGCGAATTTTGATTGCTCTGCTTTTAAAAAAAATTACAAAGTACTATATATTTTTTAATACTAGAGTTATCTCCACTACCTATTTTACTTTTTAGATATAATACTTTCATCAAAAGCAGAGCAATCAAAACTGGGTAATATAAGGGGGAGTAGACAGGGAGTTGATTGCTCTGCGATTGCTCTGCTTTTTTTTCAATATACAACTCATCAACAGGTAGACAAGAGCTCTTTTGTTGTTATTATGTGGCGTTCATTGATTGCTCTGCTCGGATTTAAACAACAGTAAAAAGCAGAGCAATCATCAAAAAGCAGAGCAATCATTTACATAACAACCACTTATGGCAAAGTTATTATGTATTTTTTCCAGGGATTTTTTTCCAATCGCTTAACATAATATTTTAGCCAAAGGGTCTGTTGTCTAAAAGCAGAGCAATCACCCAAACTGGGGCTATAAACGGTATATAAATAGGTCTAAGTAGGTCATATATAACGGATTTGCGTATAAAATGCACTAAAAATATATAAAAAACGCTCCCGGTTGCCCCAATAAGTGAACAAGCTGTGGGGTAAAATAAAAATACGGGTGAGTTTGTAAACTCACCCTTCGTAATATTGTTCAAGTTGTTGCACCCTGATGCCATCGGACTCTAGATCAGCAATCATGCAATTCTTGAAATTATCTAAAATCCCATCAGGAGTAACAGTGAACGACATGATAGTATTGCCATTGCAGTCCTCGATATAGATTTTCTTATCAAATAGGTCTTGTCCCATTATTTTTCACCTTCTTCCTCTAGTTCTTGAATTTCTGAACATATATTATCAATCCTGTCCAATATAATAGTTTCTAAATCTTCTCCTGTTTCATCAGCCTCTTCTAAAATATTTGCTAAATAGTTTTTCTCATCTGTAAGTCTTACAACTTCATTAATCCTTTCATTCATCTCGTCTGTAAATTTGAATTCCATATAAATTTCTCCTTTCAATTTCCAGATGAACAGCATCTGGGGTAAAATAATTACGCATGCGTGCAATTTTTAAGTTTACACGCACACATATAGAACAAACGTTTGGTGCATAGGCTTTTTATAATAGTGCAGATTATTCCACACTATTATAACTAAAGTCTATATCGTATACTTCTTCTCCATGTGCATGACACTCGTTGCATACATATGGGTATGTTAGTTTTTCATTTATAATTGGGTCTGAATACTCAATGTTGTCGCTATGACATTTGGCACATTCGCCTGCTTGCATACAATAAATCACTATAGTTCACCTCTTTTCACAAATAATCTGTAATTCTCGTGTGTTTTGAAACCAGGGATTACACCCTGTGATGACACAGCTAACCATTCACTTGCTCGTAATGGTTCGATGTAGTGTGTCATTGCGTCTTTTTTAGTTAGCTTTAATAAATTTGCCACGGCTGTCGTTGACAGATGCCCACGCTGAACAACTTTCTGAATCAATCCGAATTCTTTTTGAGTTAACCCTGTCGCTGAATTGATGCTCATTCTTGAATCAAGTATCCTGTTCACTTCGTCAGGTGTAATCTCCAGAATTTCATCTGTCTTTAATCCAGATAGTGTAGATTGTGCTAAACTGAAGGCTGTACGAGGCACACCCTTTGAGGCTAACACAATTGGCTCTAAAACCGATTTTTCTAGTTCAGGGTATCTTTTATTAACCATCGCAATTAAATCGTTTTTAGAGTACTCCTCGAGCTCCACAAAGCGACATCTGTTCTTAAACGCTTCAGGTAATGGTGTCAATATATTTGTTGCGAAGATAAATCTCACATTAGGAATTGGTAGATCAGCACCTAGCTCTGTGTCGTAGAATGTACCCTTATCAATGATTTTGTATAGCCCCTCAAGGACTTTCCCAGGAAGGCTATGTATCTCATCGAAGAACAGTATTTCTCCATCCAGTGCTTCTTTAATTGGCTTTAATATTGTTGATAGTCTGTCGCCTCTGAATTGAGTGGTATCGATCGTACGAGCTCCCAGCTGTTCAGCAAACATTGTCTTTCCGAAACCAGACGATCCGTAGATCAGCAATGGTTGTTTCTCATGTAAGTACCAGTCCTGTATAGCTAACTTTGCTCTGTTTTGACCTATTATGTCTTCAAACATTATCTCACCTCCTTTCATTTAATAATTTCTTTCATTATAGCTTCTAGTTTCATTGCGAAGATTGAGCTTTGATTGAATGCTTCTTCAGCGTCTTGTTCACTATCGAAGGCGTCTTCTGTCGAATTTAATGTGCTAATGTGTCCTAACATATCGATGAAGTAGATCCCTTGCTCGTTCAGTTTTTCTCCTAATGCTATCCATAATTCGTTTTCAGTCATTGTTATCTCTCCTTTCTTTTATTCTATTGTGCAATCTTCAAATTGTGTTACATAGTTTTTAGTTAGTTTCCAGTTGGAGATAAATCTTAACTCACAGCTGTGTTCATATATTTCCTTCAGGTTTTCTATTGGATACACATCATAACCAATTTCTTTAGCTTCTTCTATGTCTGTTTGATCTTCGATTATATAGATTTTATGACAGTTGTCGTATGCAAATTTATCACCATTTACTGTTTGTCCATTGATTATCATAGATTTTCACTCCTTTCTTATATACTATATATCATATTATTATTTCAAAGTCAAGTATGTAACAATTATTTTTCAATCATATGTGGTTCGATTTCATATAAGTTGCCTTCTTCGTCGAGTACATTGTGTCCAGCGAATGATAGGCTGTACCATTCTTCTCCTTCATGTGAACAGTTTCGGCATCTCCATGGGTAGTACATCATGTCCCCCTCTAATTGTATACAATCATAGTCTAAGTTTCTGCTGTTGCAGAATGGACATTGTCCGTTTTCGTTACTTTTTACTTTCATATCTATTCTCCTTTCTTAATAATTATCCCAAATATATTTTGCAAACCCTTCTGCGTCAGGCATATCATAGTCTTCAACTTTGCTGCAGACGTGTTCACTTCTTGAATAAGTTAATTTACCACAGTTTACTCCCCAGCACTCATCTGCCCATAAGATAGTCATGTCATATCCAAAGATGGTTATGAGTTCTTTAAAGATTGGCATCGCAGGACTCCATGCTGTACTGAACACAAATGTCACTCCGTCTTCATGGATTTGGCTGTAACCGTCGTACGCATTCCACTTTGTACCCCAGTTATCGCAATTCCATTTATACCAATTAAACCACGGCTTATCTTCATGGGGTTCGATTCCGGTGTCCGTTCACCTTTGAGGATGTACTTCTTCGGGCATTCTTCCGGAGTCTCTGGCTCGGGTATTATTTTCCTGAAATCAATTGGATGATTTATCATGTCATCCGGATCGCTTCGGGTGATGCTGTTCACTAACTCTACCGTTTCGTCTTCAGTGAGTCCCGTGAATTGGATTACTGTTTTTATGTAGTTAGCCATTGTATCATCTCCTTCCCTGTTTTCACTTGTTCACTAAAACCATCCACCAATACTCTCTTCTAAGTCAGCTTCTATTTTATCTAGCTCTTGAATGTAGTTGATCGTTTTGCTTACATCTTTGCAGTTATATGCTAATTCATCCTCAATTTTATACAGAGTGAACAATAACTCTGTCCTCGTTTCTTTAGTTAATTTGCTGATTTGTGTTTTTGTTAATACCATTTTAAATTCTCCTTTCTTATTTAACATTTTGTGCCAGTACATTTTAATGTATCGGCGTCGAACCATGCTTTGTATACATCTGTCCTGCCGACCCAGACAATAATCTCATTATACTGTTCATCGTACTCCATCTGTCCCAGCGTCCAGGTTTCATTCCATTCTTCTTTGGCTTTCTTTATTAGCTTCAACATCTGTTCTCTTTTCTCCACAGCTACTCATCTCCTTTCTCTTATATAAACATTTGTTCTGGTGCATAGCCCTATATTGTAGGGACTACTCTGATACCTATGCAGTTCCAGTCTGATTGTGTGTGGTTGTTTCTGTTTCTTATGTGGTCATATAGTATTCTGCGATGGTGCTCTGGTGTTTCTATTACGTTCCAGCCTGTTCTTCCATAGGCAGTTATTCTGTGGACTACTGCTCTGAAGTTCTTAATCAGTACACTTCTTTGTCCTTTTGGTAGTGCCTCGGTGTTATTGAATTCTAGGATCAGAAGCTGTTCATCGTAAGGTACCACCATGTATCCACGTAACATATCATTCCATACGTCAGCACTAAAGCTGAATATCATAGTTGTAACATCTTCTCCCATGTTATTGTAGCACTTGACTTCTGCAAGTCCTCTCCATCCTCTGTTCTTATTAATTTTAATTGATCTAATATCCATAATTTATTTCTCCTTTCAATTTTAATCTTCATATTTTGCTCTGCCAAATAATACATCAAATGCATCTGGCTCATTCATGTCGACTTTTGTCGATGCTTGTTCATGTTTCTTTGATTGGTGTCTTATAGGCTTTCTCATTGTCATCGTTAAGTTGTAAAGTTTAGTTGCTGTATCTGGTGCGACTACTAAGTCCCACGCCTCATGAGATTCTAGTCTGTGTCCTGCATCAGTTAGTATTGTTATGATTTCAATACCTAACTTACCGATCATGACGCTTGCTTTTGTTTCTGTGTTCACAAGGGTAATTGTTGAATAACTACCCTCGTTTTTAACTACCTTATACATTAATAATCCCTCCTTCTTTTTATGTATAATGTTTGGATGCTTGGGTTTACTGTCTTGACTGCTTTTAACCAGCTTTCACTTGGACTTACTAAGATTGTTCTCTTTAGTTCTCTAAGTTTTGTTTTGCTCCAAGATAATCTACCACCACCATCTGTTATTCCTATTGGAGTGTATCCTTGTTGTTCAGCTTCCCAGCATAGGTCTATTGTTTTATCTCCGTCATCATCATAACCATTATGTGCTATTACTGGTAAGAAGTCTTGGAATGTACCCTTATAAAAACCTTGTCGTTCAACCATCTTATAAGGATCCACGGTTGGTTTGGTTGGATAACCTGAAAACCATGAGCAAGGTGTGTTCAGTGCTTGTGGTATTGATTGAGATATTATGTCTTTGAAGATATTCATCTCAGTACCCATCGAACCACTAGCATCAAAGCATAAGTACAACTCTGTTCTACCTGGAAGCTTGCCTTTCATGATTACCTTATCGCTCACTTGTATCAAGCTTGGTCTTCTGTATGTCCTTGTCCTAGTTGTAGTTACTAGTGAGTTAAGTGTTTCAGTAAGTTTTCCTAATTGAATCTTCATTCTTCTTAAGCTGTTTATTTCTTCGGTGTACTCTTCTGATTCATCATCAGTTAAGAACTCTTTGGTGTTTATATCTTCAAGTTTGCTCCAGTCCACCTCATCATGTCTACCTGGTTCAGTTGTTTCTTCTGGCTTCTTGTCATCTGTGTCTTCTACTTCTTCCTCTTCCTTTGGTTCATCTCCAGTCTTTGGTTTGTCTTTGTCTTCTGTCTTCCTGTCATCCTTCTTTGTTTCTTTAAGTTCACTTGGCTCATCTCCATCTTCGACTGGCTCACCACCTTTAGCATCTTTGTCCTCTTCCTCACCCTCTTCATCTTCTGTCTTGTACTCTCTGTATTCATCTAGCATTTTCTCTAGTGTCTTTGTCTTGAAGGTGTAGCCTAGTGAGTTACTGTCTCTGAATTGAAACATGTTTGTTCTTGCCATCTCTTCTACATCTGGAAACTCTTTGCATAACTTGTCATGTACTAGGATGTCCATGATGATGTTCACTTCTTCCTTTGTTACCTTGTAGCCCTTGATCTCTCCTGTCTTTTCTAGTTGCTTGATATACTTGAAGTATCTTTTGTGGTGTCCTAGGGTATCATGAAAACGTTCATGCCATAGTATCCATTTGAGTATCTTGGTGTCATATATCGGTAGTAACTTTGTTAAGTTATCCTCTGTGTTTACAAATATTTGTCCTTTGCTGTCGACATAGGCAACTGATTTGCCTATGTCATGCACGTGTGCCTGCTCTAGTAGTAATGCAGTCTTTGTGTCGCGTGGTGTTTCTAGTAAGAATACATTAGCCATATTATTCCTCCCCTTTCATTACAGCTTCGATTTCTTCTTCTGATAAGTATTCAGCAAACTTGCGTTTAAGCTCTTCGACTGAGGTTACCATCTCTAGTCCACATCTAACCTCTCCTCGTTCAAGTAGTCTTTTATATACAAGCTTGGCTTGAGTGATTAGTGCTTCTGGGTCTACTGATCTTATGTTCTCTCGTAAGTCTAGCACTTGTCTACTCAAGGCTTCTCCTAACTTACAACCTAATAGGATGGCTAGGATTGGGTCATCTCCAAAGTCCACCATATCCTTCAAGGCTTGCTCTGTTGTTCTTGGATTAGCTCCACCCTCTAGCATAGCTCTGATGTATTTGTGTACTTGAGGGATGTTTTTGTACTTTTCTCTTAAGTAGTCAGTAGCACCTTGCATACTTGGTAAAAGTTTTACCACATAAAACCTGTCAAGTAGTGGGCCAGGTAGTTCAGTTATATATACTGTCTTGTCTGTACCATCTGACAAGTTACCTGCAAGGATTACTTGTGCATAAGGTATTGGATAACCTGCCCAGTTTCTTTCTTCTGGGTCTGGGTGTGCTATACCAAACAAGGTGTTCAGTACCTCAGCAGTGCCTTGGTTACCCTCATCAAAGAATAGTATCCAGTCCTTGCCTTGGCATTCGATTACTGGTGTAAGTCTTTGGTCTAATAACTTCTTGAAATATGACGCTTTCGTTTCTGCGTCTGTTCTTGCGTAAGGTATACCACCAATAGCTTCTGGCATTTCCATAGCTAGCGATATTATTAATAAGTGTTTACCAGTTTCTTTTGCGTAGTCCCTCACTTTCTTTGTTTTACCTTGACCCATATTACCGAAGATGGCTATGTTTCTACCTGTGCGTAGTAGCCCTCCGAATTGATCAAGTGTTACTTCCATGTTAAATTCCATAATTATTTCTCCTTTCCTTTCGGCAGTTCGATTTACCCCTTCGGGGTTCTGCCTGTTCATTATACTATGTCTTTATCTCAAAGTCAATAGTTATAACAAACTTACTTATGACTAACTTATTGTTTAGCTGGATTTCAATTAGTTTTTACCAGCTACACGGACGGCTGTTGCCGTGCCGTTGCGTTCTGATACAAAAAGGACGCCTCTAGTCCGTTACTTCTAAGAAGTACGCTAGGGCGTCATCGGTTAAGTGTGTGTATGCATATGTGTCTGCGGTCTGCCATAGTTGGTTATATAATACGGCTAGTTCTTTGTGTCCTGCTCTGTGATGTTCCCAGATCTTATGGTTCAATACCATTACTAGGGCGGTCAGCATTTTATAATCGTCATGCCATTCTTTGAAGGCTCTTTTGTATGTGTCTAGTATAGCACTAGTTCCAAATGCTTCTGCAATTGTGAAGTCTGATTTGAAAGTATTATCTACTACCATTTCGTTCATGTCTTTTCCCTCCTTTCGTTTCTCTGCCCTCGCAAGGGCGGGTTCTGTTTGTGCTACCACATTGTTTGAAATACTTGCAACCGATACATGGTTTTTTAACTGGGTGTGTAATTTCATATAGTATATTCATGCATTCTGTTGGTGCTCTGTTGATTTCACATTCCCATATGTTTTGTGGTTTATGAGTTTCTTTGATCATTCCTGGTAATATGTATGCATGTGTTACCATGACTGGTCCTTTGTGCATTTCCAAAAGCTCTAAAAATAATTCTTTTGATATCTTTTCCATTTCAATCATTCCTTTCTTATATTCTTAATTTGTCAAGGTCTCTTTCAAGAGCCTTTTGCTCGTCGGCTAGTTGTTTTTGAAGTATGTCGTTAGCTTCATCTAACTTATATTGTAGTCCTTTACGGATATCCATGATGTCGCTTAGTTCACCTTCAAATTCTAGTACGCCAAGTAATTCATTTTCTGCTTTTTCTAAGTGATTGATGGCGTCAGCTAGTAGGTCTAGCATTTCTTCTACATCGTAATTGTTATACATATTATTTCACCCCCTTATTTATTCTTCTTTGTATTTCGCTAAGTATTGGTCTAGCTCTATGAAATCTGTCGATTACTACGGTTATGCCTGGTGTGCAACCCTTGCCGTCTTGCTTGATTAGATATACATCGACATCGTCTTGGATGTCATGCCATGTTATTTCATCGTTTAGGTATTCTGTCACTAGTGTTTGTATGAATGTTTCTAAGTTTTCCATTGTTATCCCTCCTATCTTAATATTAGTTCGATATCATCGCCTGCTTGTACGCCTAAGTAGTCTATTTCATCACTTGTTAAGCCTAAGACATCTATGTAGCCATGTGGTTCACATATGTTTATTGTCACGCCGTGATTATGATAAATTGTCATTCTGTCCTCATCCAGTCCATCATTAAAGAAGATTTGATAATTCGGTGATACCTCTGTTATGATAAATGTTTTGATTGCCTCTATTCTATTAGGCGTAGCCATTTCCCTGTATTGGTACATTTCAGCTATTTGGCGGACTAGTTCGATTAGTCCCTCATCTGTTTCGTAATATTTTTCTATTTTCATATTAATTCCTCCTATTCTTTGGTCCGGGTTATACCCCCGGCCCCTATTATTAAAGGGGTAGGATGTGGTATCCTACCCCTTGAGTGCTGCATGATGTATTATTTATTATGTTTTAGTATTTTATTTAATTCTGATTGATTTAATGTAAGTATTTCATTAACAATTATGTCTTTTCTATTGTCTGTGTAACCTGTAGTTATGAATTCGATTTTGTGATTTGGTATTGATGTAGTTGTTTTAGTGAATTTTAGTTTTAGCTTTTTGATTTCTTCGTTGTATTCACTTGGATATGTTGACGTTGTTTGTGTGCTTCTTTTGATGATTAACATTTTTGTTTTATTAATTTTGTCGACATCTTCTTGGGTCATTGCACGTAACAATTCCTTGTTTCTTTCAATTACCTCTTCGCAGTAATCTCTTAAGGCCACAGCCATTGCTAACTCTTCAATTGCTTTGTTATCCATTTCAGTTACCTCCTTTTTTATTTTCCAATTATTTGGTATAGTGTATCTTCAAAGGTACCCACATAACTACGCTCGGTGTCGGTCTTGATTGCATATTTTGGTATTTCTGAAAACATTTTATCAAAGTTGCTACCATCTTCATCTAAATACCAAACATTGTTTATATGCATAGTTGGAATGCATACCTTGTTGTTTTTAAATATTAGCTCCATGACAGTACCTAAACGATTATCATGTCTAAAGTCATGATGTGAAGCACGTATTATAATCGTTTTAGTATAGTATTTATAAGCTTTGTTGTACCAGTGGATTGTAATGTAGTAGTCATGGGCTTGTTTATACTCTTTTACTAAATCTTTATAAGTCAATTTTTATCACCTCTTTCCTCATGTTTAGCTATTGCGACTGTTACATATCATGTTAAGCAATGCAACTCAACTGCAACATCTGATTAACTGATGCTATGTTGCTAGCATGAATGTCTATATAAATATAGATATAATCATATCAATATTATATTATCATTCTTCTTCTTTTATCCTTTGTTTATTTACTTTACACTTATAGTATACCATACTTTTATTCATAAGTATATAACATAACAGTATCAGTTCACTTTTTTCAGAAGCCTGCAAACCCTTGCTAGTATATCTTTACGAGGCCCGTCGCGACGTGGCGACCTCCAAAACATACACCGAGATCCAAGGTTAACATAATCCTCTAAGAAAAAGCCAAGAGCAAAGTTGTACTCCACTTGCATTAAAAAATTAAATATATTAGAATAATAAGTGAACGGAGGTAGGATAATTATGATTAAAATCACTAAGAATTTAAAAGACGAATATACTAGTGGTAATATCACCAAAGTATTCGAAGAAGTAGATGCCGTTTTACAAAAAAGACAGACGATTCAAGATAGATACCTTCGTGGAATCACGAGTACTAATCCTGCAGAAGACGGCTCTGTTCAAGTATTTTTCGAAAAGTTTATTACTGACCTTGCCGCTGGTTATTTAAGCGGAGAAATTACATATAACGCAGAAATTATAGACGATGCAGAAAAAGAAGCTTATAAATTACTTCATCCATCTGCACCTGAACCATTAGATGCTGATACAGCAGCACAACTTAAGTACATACTTACCACCTTATCAGCGAAAAATGATGATCCAAAGGTCCTTAAGTCGTTATTTCACGATGCTGTACTATTTGGAGCTGCTTATGAAAGACAATTAGACCTTACAAGTCCTGTCATTGAAAATAAATCTGACCCAAATTACACGTATTATCCGTTGTCCGCACTAAATACAGTAGCTATATTCCCAACGGACATATCAGACGTTGAACAACAAAACGCCATTGGTCTAATCTCTGTATACACGCTGGACGCTCGTAACAGTGAAGACAACCAAGAGCACACCTTGTATTATTGTGTTGAATGTAACCCATACACTAATAATTACGCCACATCTATCTACGACCAAACAACAAAACAAGATGCGACGTCTAAATATCAAAAAATTGTGCACCTGAAAGAAGAAAAACCGTCATCACATAGCATCACAACGTTCAGTGTTTTCGAGCCAGACCCACAAATCTCCATAATAGACCCTATTCTTTCACTCGTAACGGCTTACGAAAACATTATGAATAACCTAAATAATATGTATAAATATAACGACACAGATGCGAAGTTGAAAGTTAGTGGCTATCGTCCAGAGAACCCACTTACGATACCTAATCCGGACTTTGACCCATCAAAACCCGTTTCCGCAAGTAATCCAGAGGTCATCTCAAACCCAGCACGTGAAATCGAGGACAACTACTTAATGAATTCCCGCACATTTTTCGTGCAAGAGGGTGGGGACGTAAGCTGGCTACTAAAAGAAATACACGCTGAAGACGCTACGAAGTACCTAAAATACTATGTTGACAGCATCTTTCAAATCAGCGGTATACCTAATACATCTGATGCAGCGTTTAATTCAGGAGATATGAATGCAAGCGCAATAGATCGTAAATTCTACACTATGGCACTGATGTTAGACGACGTAAGACAAGGTGTTGTCACACTAATAAAACATAGATGGAGAAATTTCTTAGCGAGAATTAACTTGTTATCAGGTGCTTCGAAAACTCACTATAATATAGATGACATTACAATCGAGATAGGTACTAACCTACCAAGTATGACAGATGAGAACATAAACCAGCAATTAGCTCTAAATGGCATATTGTCACAAAAAACATTGCTATCTAACTTAGGTTACGACTATGCTACAGAGAGAAAGAATAAAGAAGAGGAGACAGAGATAGCTCATACATTTGTCAGCCCTGATACACCATACGTATCGCCAGGTAAGGCAGGAGGCTCATTTACGACACACGCTCAAACAACAGGACAAACAAACAACCAAGTGCCTCAAAAAACCAACGCTACCCAAACGGCTGTGAAAGACCAGACCGACAACATACATAAAACACAGACTAGAGAGGGTAGACCTAATAAGTAATAATCACTTCACGCATAATACTTATTAGGATAGGTAACACCTCACATTTAGCGGATTATATTTCATAGAATGGTATTTGCTTGGTTTTTCCTATTCTATGAAATATAATTTCTATATTTCTTACGGTTATAACTTAACGGTTATGATATAAATTTAAAATTTAATAGGAGGATTAGATATGACTATAACAGATGAAAATCAAAACAACCAACAAACACCACCAGCGGCTGACCCAACAATAGGCACACCACCAGCATCAGAGACACAAAACTTAGACGTGCTATTACAAGACCCAAAATTACAAGCAGAATTTGACAAAAAATTAGATAAGGCGATTGCTAAAGCCTTAAAAGCTCAAGCTTCTGAACACGAAAAACAAACTACAGCTCTAAAAGCTAGCATTAACACAGAAAAAGAAAAAATGAGAGAGAACATCTTAGAAGAAATCGAAGCTAAGAAAAAAGAAGCTGAAGAAATGGCTAAATTAAGTGTTGAAGAAAGATACAAAAAACAAATTGACAATCAAGAGCTTAAAATAGCTGAGTATGAAAAAGAGCTATCTCTAATCAGAAGAAGAGATAAAATCACAGCTATGGTAACAGAAAAAGGCTATGACCCACGTCTATTATCACTTCTAAGAGCTGAAGACATTACAACAGACGACGAGATTGAAGACTACGTTGACAATAGAAATAAAATCTTCTTAGAAGCTACAAATGCTAGAGTACAAACACTTTTGAAAGACCATCCAGACGTGCTTTTAGGAGATAAAAAGAAAAAATCTACAGAACCAGAATTCACATTTAATTTTGCTAGTAAAAAACAATAAAAAAGGAGAAAGAATAACATGAACAAAGTATTAGTATGCCAAGATTGCGGCGAAGAATTTATTTTCACAGAAAACGATCAAAGATTTTATGCAGAAAAAGGTTTTAAAGAACCTAAAAGATGTAAAGCTTGCAGACCTGCAAGAAGAGATAGATTTGCAGAACAACAAAAATAATAAAAAGGAGGTACAAGAGATGTCAAGTAAGAGAAAAACTAAAGCACCTGAAGTTATGCCAGACCAAATGTTAAATACTCCAGAAGAAATCATTGAAACTGAGCAAAGAAGTGCTCCAGTTGATACACCTGAGACTGACGCTCCTGCAGGACCAGCCCCTGAAGTGAACAGTCCTAAATATCCTGTTGGCAGTATCGTATTCGTGGCTAAAGAAACTAGTGCAGATTTAAACGGTTTTAAGTTATTCCCACAATATAAAAAATATACATACACTGTAGAAGCCTACGATGCCGAAAAATCGATTTATTCTTTAAGAAGACTAAACTTATCACTTAAATTAAAAGAAGCCGATATAGTGGCTCCTAACGAGAAACACGACAATCCTTTAATCAGAAGACAGTATTAAAATAAAAAATCTATGAGGAGGTAAATATTATGAATGAATTTGTTAGTATTGAAATCTTAGGAACAATAGTGGGTTGTTCTACTATGATAACTTTATTTACACAAGTATTTAAGAAATTTTTACCTAAAAAAATAGATACAAAGTGGCTTGCGTTAGCATTTTCTATCATTGTTGGTATACTAAGAATTGTATACGTTGGGCAATTTGACTTTGCGGGAATTGTGTCAGGAGTATTCAATATATTTGTACTATTAAGTGGTGCAATTGGTATATATGAAGTTGCTGATGCTACTCTTGGTAAAATTAAAGAGCTCTTAACAACAGGAAACGTAAAATAATAAAAGACTACTGGGAGGAGGAAAACAAATGGCTAAACGTGGTATAGATATAAGTGAACATCAAAAAGATATAAATTTAGCAGCACTTAAAGACCAAATAGACTTTGTTATCATAAGAGTTGGCTATGGCGTATCAGGTACTATTGATAAAAAGTTCAAAAGAAACGCTGACTTGTGTGTAGAACTTGGTATTCCTATGGGCTTTTACTGGTATTCATATGCACTAGATGAACTTGGTGCTTATGCTGAGGCTGAAGCGTTCTTGAAAGCTATCAAACCTTATACTCCAGAGTATGGATGCTGGTTTGATATGGAAGACGCAGACGGCTATAAGAGAAAAAAAGGTATGCCATCAAACGAAATGTTGCAAAATATCTGCTATGCGTTCTGTGAGACAGTTGAAGATGCTGGTTATTACACAGGTGTATATGCGTCAGAGAGTTGGTTTAAGAAACAACTTGCTGGTCCTAGATTGAATAGATTCGACAAATGGGTAGCTCAATGGCCTACATCTAACGGTAAACAAAGAGGTCTAAGCGTGGACGCTGATTCTAGAAAGAATTTATCTTTGTGGCAATTCACGTCTGCAGGTAGATTTGCCGGATATAGCGGAAGCTTAGACACTAATTATGCATATAAAACTTTCCCTAACCCTGGTAAAAAAGTAGAATTAAAACCGGAGGTGGAAGTTATGGAGGAACAACCTGAAATTAAACCTGAAGTTCCAGTAGCTAAACCTGAGCCTGTAAAAATAACAAAAGGTAAAAAGGTAATGTTTACTGGTACAAAATCTTACTCAGGATTAAGACTTGCTGACTGGACAAACGGCGCTATATTTGACGTAATTGAAGTGTCAGGAGATAGAGTCGTTATCGGTAAGGGAACAGCGGTTACAGCTGCGGTTAACGCCAAAGACTGCAAACCGATATAGTTCAAAAGGCGGTTACCCCC